CTATGCCAGCTAATTGTGGTATTCTTATAACTCTATTAATATCAACCTGTCTTGCTGCAGCTTCAAAATATCTTTTAAACCCTAAAACACGTTTACTAAATCCTAAGTTATTATATTTATTGATTGGCAATCCCTCTTCATCTTCTGAAAAAATATCACATATTCCATCATTAAAGCTAATAAATTCAGTCTCAGTTTTTATTTTCATATTATCACCACTGCATCTACCATTGCATCTACTTGGCTTTGTATATGCAAGCTCATTAATTCACTAGTAAAATTATTTTCAAACATTTCTAAGGCCTGGCTATTTGCATATCTGCAATAATCAAATAGTAATGTCCTTGGTAAATCTTCAAGGCTAAAATCTAAAGGCACACCAGCAATAGTTTGCAAGCGTGCCATACCTCTATTTATAAAACCAGTTATATTACTATCTGTTGAAGTATCTACCCATGTTATGTGCAAATAGCTTTTTACATCAACTAGTAATGCAGCTAATAATATATCTGTCATTTAGATCACCTCTTAAGCCTGTTCTTTAGTCTTAACAATGTTAGTTACAGATACTTCTAAATTAGCTGCTGTCATTGTTGTAATATCTGCAAGGATAAAGGCATTATCATCCAAGGCCTTACCATTACCGTACATCTTAGTAAGGTAAACTCTTTGATCATCAAGGAACCTAAATTCATCACTGAACTCAATCTTACCGCCATTAGTTCCAGCACCAATCCCCATAAAATACTTATCTGCTAAACCAAAAATAGCACTATTTGCAGCAACCGCAGTTGATTGAATTATAGTAGTTGGGTAAGGAAGTACATTATACGTATAAGTACCATCTACTGCTCTAATAGTTGTAGATGGGAATACCTTTGTAAAATAGTCTACTGGATTAACAACCATTAGAATATTATTTACTGGTCTTGTCTTTCCATTAGGTGCTACTGCTAACTTAGCTGCTATTGCTCCAAAAGTAACTGGTTTTAAATCTGAAACAACTAAGGCTGTTTTCTTAGGATATACGCCTGCTGTTACAGTTACATCGTCGGCAACACTTCTATTCATTCCAATAGGCATATCTTTTCCAGTACCATTTATTATTGCTTCCTCTGTTGCTAATGCAATTGATTCGCTTAACACACCTCTTACATAAGCATCAATCCATGTTGGGCCTACTGCTAACATATCTTTGCTTATAGGCATAAACGCTGATAATTTGCAAAGTGTAAGGTCAATTTCTCCGATTGCTCCACTTAATTCCGCTGTGATTGCTGTGTTAAGTGCACCCCATACTGCTAATTGTGTGCCTTGTTTATTTACAATCATCTTTGTTAAAACAGTTGTGTTTGTAAAAGTAATCGCATCTAGCAGTGGGTGTGTTGCTTTAATATCTGCTATAACATTATCAATTATTGTAGTTGGATAAGCAGTAGGAAGAGTTGTAAATGCTTGTCTAGGATCTGCTGATTGCATAGCACCAATTATACCTTGATAAAATTTATTTTCATCAGCAGTTAACTGGTGTACTCCACGTGTTGTAAGTATATTACTATCAGCTGTCTGTTGATAAGTCTTAAATTCCTCTATTACATTTTGTTGAATAGCTTCTGCAAATGGTGTAAATGCCATTGCTATTGCATTTTCATCTTCGGATTTCATTGCCACCGCTAAGTTATCTTTTAATTCTTGTAGTATCAAGTCTTTTGATTTCATATTATTTTACCTCCAAGTTTTTATTTTTAAATTTTGCCATTAATTTTTCAGCATTAGTTTTTTGTATAGGTTCTTCCTTAGGTGTTCTAACTACAAATTCTTTAAGCTGCTCTGATATTTTTTTATTATTATTTATTTGTTGTTGCATTGTTGCATTCATTTTCTGTACTAATTCCTCTGCATTTTTTAAATTAACTTCTTCTGATATAACCTCATCACATAATCCAATTTCTAAACATTGTCCTGCTGTTAGCCATGTTTCATTATCTAATATTTCTATTAGTTTTTCTTCTGTTAATTTTTCACCAGCTTTTTCAAGATAAGCTTGTCTATTACCAGCCATCATAACATCCATATCATCTGCAGCTTTTCTAAGTTGCTTAGAATTTCCTACAGCTACATTCCACATATTATGCAACATTTGTGTTGTATTTGAGTACATTTTCACAATATCACAACCAGTTAAAATAAAACTTGCAGCACTTGCAGCGAATCCATCAACAATACCAGTTACAGTAGCGCTATGTCTTTTCAATTGATTTCTTATAGACATTGCTTCAAAAACTGAACCTCCAAAAGAATTACAATATAAATTTATATTTTTTACATCAGGATACTTGGAAAGTTCTTCTTTAAAATAATCTGCTGATGTTTCACTTATAATTTCTTCATCTGTCCACCAGTCATACCCACCAGCTTCAACATTTCCATATAGGTACATATCTAATATACTGGGGTCACTTGCTAACTGTTTTAGTTCCCATATTTTCTTTTTCAAAATCTCACCTCCCCTCACCTTTTATTTAGTTACTGTAGTTTCTACCCCAAGAGTTTCAATCTTTTGATAATTTTTAGTAATAAAATGTTGCTTACTAAAGTCTGTATTCAATGCCACATCACCACACTTTATCCTTAATTCGTCTATACTATAGCCACCACTAGCAATTAATTTATCAAAAGCTGTACTAATACTAAATATATCAACGTGCTTTATAGACGAAGTATCAACTCTTGTATATGAGCCTTCTAAAAAATCATTTTTAGGGTATCTTTTACGATTTACTTCTTCGCTTATCATGCAACATATAGGATCTATACAGAAGGTTAAAAAGTTATCTGTTATATTACTAATATCTGCAATATCGCCCCTCAATAAAGATGGTGGAATTTTAAATGCCTGTGCTACTCTTTCAAATATTTCTTTTGTAACTGCATTAATATCTACAATTTCGCTGGTGGATTTCTTGCTACCTTCTCCACCCTGTTCCTTGTATACATACCCCTTTTGTAATGGTAATACTGCATTTTCTGCTTCAAAATAAGTTTTAAACCTCTTAGTCATTAATATTTCAAGATTTTCTTGAAACTTTTCATCTTTACTTGCTGTAGCATCAATATCAAGTATGCCTTTTCTACCCCCACTACGTTTGTACTTGCCAATAGACATATTAAGTAAATTATTATAACCTACAATTACCTTAGATAATAATCTCCTAATATCGTTATTTCCTAGTTTGAAATACATTACTTCTGACATTCTAAAAGTTTTATTAAAACTCATTGTGCCACTCACTACACTATTGAAACTATTCTCTACTACTGCATATTCACTTTGATAAAAACTATCTGCTATCACGAACTGACCATTTATGTCTAAGACTAAACACTCATTGTTATAAAGTAATTCGGTTATAAGTTTTTGCATAAATTGGCTTGAGTTTTGATTAATATTTGGTTGTACATTCCATGAGTAAAATTCATCACCCTTGTACTCATTTCCCTTTAAGTAAGTTTTGAAACTACACTTTGAAATACTGTTCGATATTAAGTCTATGGCCGTAGCAATAGCAAACATTTCAATTTCTAAACTTTGTACTTCCCCTGCTATTTGCGTTTCCGTTAGACTTATTGTAGTTTTATCCCCTCCAAAAAAACTAGATATCCATTCAGTAAATTTAATTTTGATCACCTCCTTTCAGGGCATAATAAAAAGCCTTATTTCTAAGACTTATCTTTCTAGTATGTATAGCAATCTAAAGCTAAACCTGTTGTGGTAACTTTACCGCTATCAACCAAATCTGTACCCGCTGCAATTTGCGCTGCGACATAAGCCATCCATCCATCTGTTTTTCTACTTTTAGGTTCTATCTTTGAATAACTTATATTGTCATGGGCTTCGACTTTTATACACGCATTATTTGTATACCACCGCATCAAAGGACTATCGCCCCATACAATGTTTTTATTTGCAAATAAGCTTGTTATCATAGGAGCTATAAGCATCTGATCACTTGGTCTTATTAGTTTTATATTATTAGCACCACCTTTATCAGTATCAAATCCAACCTCTCTAAGTGCTTTTGCTAATAATGTATACCTGTAATTATCCATACCTAAAGTAGTTATATTATATATTTTACCTTGTTCTGCCAACCACTCTGCAGGTATGCTTGGCGCTACTTCTACAGAATCAACAAAAGTTAGTAATTCAGCCTGTTCCCAATCTTCTAGTGGGGCTTTAATTCTACCTAAGTCCTTGCATTTTTTACATACCCATGTATGACTTTTCCAGTAGTATTTTTCTTTAAATAAAAATAATAAGCCAGCTACAATAAAATCTGTAGTCTTGGCATAATCTATACCTGCTACACAAGTGCAACCAGTAAGATCAGGCATAAATTGGTTAGTTGCCAGGATATTCTCCCATTCAGTAATTTCAATATCTGCCTCACCCTTTGGAATATTCATTCTTTTGGTCATAAAAGCACTGTTACTAACAGTATCTTTTTTATAAGCTATATATTCTTTGTGTATTTCAATTCTAAGTTCCTCATTATAATGTAAAGTTGGATTGGCTTTATCCCACATTTTAGGATTATCAACTTCTTTTTCATCATCTAACCGGCATATAAATGGTAATGTTCCATTATCTTCTTCAGCACCTTTTAGTATGTTTAATGCTGTAGTTAGTGCATCGTCTAAAGGGCCACCACGTATATCTCCATTAGTTGTAATAATAGTTGTACGTGGGTTTTTCTTTTTACCAAGTCCAGTTTTGAAAACATTTATAATTTTGTAATTTTCATAACCATGAAATTCATCAAAATCAATTTTACCAGGCCTGCCACCATCTTTGGTTTTGGCATTGCTAGTTCTAAACCTTAACTCTGAGCCTGTTTTTAAATTTGTAATAAGCTCCTTAGTCCATGTAAAATGTGTTTTAAGTTTGGTTTTATTAGCTTCCATTACGTCCCATACATCAACAAAACTTGTTTTTGCTTGATCCTCACTATTAGCACAAATATCAATATTATATTTTTTAACTATATTAACTTCACTAATTAAACAGAAGTCTTCAAAACTAAGATACCCATTTTTACCAGCACCCCTGCCAACTAGAATAAATAAGTCGGGCCACCTTAAAAGACCAGGCTTTAAATAAGTACAATTATGAAGTGTAAAACAAAATACTTCCCATTCGTATAATTCAAATGGGAAGTATTTCTGCAAGTTTAAATATTTTCTTAATTGCGTTTCATCAACAAATAAGTTTTCATCTCTAAAATGTTTTTCTACATAATCCATTAATTGTAATTGTTCTTTACAAACTTCAATAGTTCCACTTCGCACAAGATCAATATAGTTTTGAATTTCTGGTATTAACTTAGAGCTCATCATCGGTATCACTTACTGTATTTTCAATTGTTAATCCTAATTGTTTAATAATTGCCAACTTTTGTTTATTATACATTAGTGCATTTTTAACAGATGGGTTCTCTTTATCAATTGAATATCCTGATGCTGATTTTGCTTTATATGAATGACCACGAATTTTAATATCTTTCTGCATGGCCTTTTCCTGTTCAAAGTACCAAATATAATCATCAACTAAATTTAAAAAATGTTCTACATTTGCATTTTTATTTTCCAGTTGCTGAATCAAAGATTCCTTAATATTTTTTGCACTTGCCATATTTAAAATTCATCTCCTTTCAAATATTTTTCCCTCACACGCGCGATATTTCTCTCTTGTCTACCCTTACTACCGTTCTCCCCATATCCAGCGCTTTTGCGTTTCTTTTGACCGGGGGTACTAATCTTCTATTTGACCAATGTATTCATTGTCAGTATTACAAATCATTTCAACTTCAAGATTCTTATAATAGTTATCACTTTTTTGATGTGTTATTGCATCTTCTTTAAACTTATCTTTAGCTAACTCTAATGCTCTTTCTTCTGTACTAGCTACTACCAATACATTTACTGAACCATTCCCCATATATCCATTAAATATTCTAAATAGTATCATTGCTTACCATCGCTCCTCATTCAATTGCTCTTTAGGTTCGTACTTGTGATGTATCTGATAGTGACACTCTTTGCATACACATAACAAATTGTTCTTAGTTAATGCAAGCTCAGGCTGTTGCCTTACATACTTAATATGATGTACTGTTACTGCCTCACTATACAACCCTTTATCCTTACATAGTTGACACTCATTGTTCTGTTCCTTTAATACTTCAATCCTTAGATGTTCCCATGATGCACAGTTATAGAAGGCTTTAAGATTATGATGTTGTATAAGTTTGTTAATCCATTGTGATAACTCTATGCTGTCCATATTGTTATCTCCTTTATTACTCACACTTCATTGCCATTTCTTTTTCTTTTAACTTAGTAAGCTTCTTATCATTAAGAACTTTACTAGGGTCTTCTTGCCATGTTGCCTTCTTCTTATTGTTCAACCAATACTTTTGAGAAGCTAAGTCTGGGGCTTTATATTTCTTAACCTTAACTACCTTTACATCTTCTTTAACCAATATTATATTGGTCTTTTCATCAAGAACTTCTTCTTTAACTTTAGTTGCAACTTCTTCATAGTATATATACCCATTGCAACATTTAAATAGTGATTGTTCTACCTGTTCATTCTTTTTATCTTTACATTGAGCCATTAGCTCTTTTAACTCACTATTTTGGCTCTTATGTCTCTTAAAACTCGAGTAACTTATGTCTAATTTTTCTGCAATTTCTTTATCAGTAGAATCACTCTCAGCCATTGATTCTATTAACTTTAAGTTATCCCTTATTGTCTCGTCAACCGACTTCATTCTGCACCTCCAACATTGAGCCTTTTACTTTTTACTAAGGCTCAATAATCGCTATATTTCCCAACTTTAAAAGTCGTATAATTTTTTTATATTTTTTATTAACATTACAAATGTATTCTTAGCCACTGGTATATCTAGCATAAAGCCTATTAAAATATATTTTTTGAATGTGACATTTTCTTAGGGAATAAGACATTGACTTTTTAAAGCGCATATAATAGAAGATTTATTTTTTATTTCTCTTCAATGTGAACTCCCCAAAAAATAAGACATTCACTTAGTAAAAAAATAAAAAGCTTAATGGATTAGATCGTTCAAAGTTTCTGAATAATTATCAAACACTTCTCTATCTAAACCAAGATAAGCTTTAGTTTCTTCTGTTGAACTATGACCTAACATTTCTTTTATTGCTAATAAATCATGTTCATTCTTCTCATATATTCTATACGCATAAGTTTTACGCATACTATGTGCACTTATTTTTTCAATATTAAAATAATCTCCAGCTTCCTTAAGTATTTGAGAAACTCTCTTTACTTCTATGTATCCACCTTTTCTACTTGGAAACATATAGTCATAATCATTTAAATCTCTTATATACTCTTCTAACTTCTTTTTAAGATTTTTTACTATCACAACTTTTCGAGGTTTTCTATTCTTTTCTCTAATATTCCTAGAGTTAAGTTTCTTTCCTTCCATAATTGTAAAATAGCCACTATCAAGAGATTCTTTAATATTTCTTACTTTAAGTTTTATCAAATCTCCAGCTCTATATCCAGTTGCAATGCCTAAAATAAATAGCATATAATTTCTATTACTCTTAGCTCTTAAATAATCTTGAATATCATATACTTGATCTACTTGCTTAATTGGATTAGCTGGCTGTTTTTTCTTTCTTCTCTTTCTTGGTGGACTACTATTGGATTTTACTCTTTCCATAATCTCACCTATGTCTTTCATCATTTTTGAAACATTCTTCTACTTCTCTTTTATCAAATGGATAATAATGCATTACTATTTCTTCACATGTATTATTATCTAAACAATCTTTGCAGTGTAAAGGAGATTTAGCACATACTATTTCATTTCCTTTAAACTTAATGTTTAGCTTAATTTTCTTTTCCATATTTCTAAACCCCCTTTAATTTAAAATACAAAAGAAGCACATAGAATATTTCTAAGTGCTTCTTTGACTAATTACATTTTACTATTTAAAACTGATACTTACTAGGTACTTTCGTTGCTACCCTAACTGCTACCCTAGTTGCTACCTTTGCTGTTCCTTTTTATGCTAATTTTATTTTTTCAAATGAGTTCTCAATTGTCTTTTTAACACTTTTTCTACTTTTAAATAATTCTTGTGCAGCTCTTGAAATACTTTTTTTATCTATAAATACTTTTATGATTATTGTTTTTTCATCACCATCTAATCGTCTTAAAGCATTGTCAATTCTCTTATTAGCTATTTCATTTAATTTGATTTTATCCTCTAAATTTTGAATCTGATTCATAACGTAATCATTATTTTTACAATTCATAGAAGTCTGAACTCTTTCTTCAAATCCACTTGCACCTATCTGCCCTCCAATTTTAAGTTCTTCTATTTTAAGTTTCATATCTTCAATTTCTATTTCTCTTGATCTATATAAAGCTAATTCCTTCTTAACCTTTTCTTCCATAAGTATCACTCCTTAATATTAATTTTTCTTTGAATAAGTTTATCTTTTTGTTCTATACCTTTATCTACATCATTTATATTAATTTCTAATTGTTTCACTTGTATTTCACCTTTGCATAACTTTCCCCAGTTTAAATTATTTGTTTTAAGATATCTCATATCAATTACCTCTTTTAAGCTATCTTTTTTACACATTTATAATAAAATGCTGTACTTTTGTTATCCCAACTAACATTTACAGTTTCTCCGTTATTATAAATGCTTTTTATTTTACCGATACTTTGTTTTCCATCATATTTAAACTCTACTGGATCACCAATTTTTAATTCTTCATCTGATATTTTTATGCTATTTTCTAAAATAACAACTTCATTTTCTTTGAAATATGGTTTTTGTTCATATTCTAATACCCATCCATTTGGAGCAATAACTATTGTTTTCTCAGATGTTGGTATTATTATATTTGCATCGCCTTTACGTTTTATATATTCCGTCACATGCATGTCCTTTAATTTTTCTAACTGAAGTTCATTGATTTCTCTATCTTGATTCACAATTAATATTTCATCACCTGGAAGTAACTCCAGGTCTTTTTTTAATTCTAGTTCATTTATTCCAGAAGAATTAAAATATAGTGTTCTATCACCAACTTCTACTATCAATGCCCCACACATCTGTTTAACAATTCTTATGCAACTTTCTTTATAAAGATTAATTATCCCTTTAAACTTATCTTCTTTTATCTCTAGTTTTTCTATTATCTTTTCTTCTTTAGGTTTTATAGGCACTTGGACTGGAAGGTCAAACAAATTAAATTGACCTTCTATTACATTTATCTTTTTCAACTACCTCACCTCTTTAAACAACTAATTTTCTATATTCATTTCTTAAATTTTCTTGTGATAATTGAGCATATATTTGAGTTGTAGATGGAGTACTGTGGCCTAAGATACCTTGTACCCCTTCAATTCTCATTCCTTGATTTAATAATCTAGTTGCTTGAGTCCTCCTGAACTTGTGGCAGTGGACTCTTTCCTCAACCCCAGCTCTATCTTTTATTTTGACTATAATTAATTGCAACGCTCTTACTTTAATGTGATGGTATGTTCCTCTTTCTGCTATAAATAAATATTCCGATTCTCCTTGCCTAGTATTTATATATTTTTGCATATGCATCTTGGCTTTAGTAGAGAAATAAACTATTCTTTCTTTTTGGCCCTTACCATTTACTATGATGCTTTTTTCTTGCCAATTAATATCATCTAGTTTAATATTATCTAATTCTGATATACGGCAAGCTGTACTGTCTAAAAGTTCAAATAGTGTCTTTTCTCTTTCTGTTTTACAAGATTCTCTTAACTTTTCTACGTTTTCTGCTTTATAACCTTGTAGGATTACCCTTGGAACTTTTGTTTGTTTCAATTGAAATGCTGGATTCTTTAAAAGGTATTCTTCTGCCTGCAACCATCCGAAAAAGCCTTTAAGCATTGTTATATATCCATTTACTGTTGTTGCCTGTTTTCCATTTCCTAATACAGCTAAAAACATTCTTAAGTCCATAGTTTGAACAGTGCTACATGGTTTTGTAAAAAATTGATCTAGCTTGATTAAAAATAATCTATAGTTATCTAGTGTTTTAGAGCTTAAGCCTTCAAGTCTTTTACATGCTAGATATATTTGAGCTTTTTCTTCTATATCGCTTGCAACTAAATCTGTACATTTAGTTTGCACCTCATAGTTATATAGAGTTTCATCAATAACTCTTTTGGCTTCTAATTGTAGACTTAAATTTTGCTCTAATACAGGTAACAGTAGTGTTAATTTTCCTAACAATCTTATACTTGCTTCTTCGTTTAAGTTGCTCATGTCTTATCCTCCTTATTGTCATTTGATTATTATATGAGAATAGTGTTTTATAACAGTAACGCTCTTAACTCTATTCTCTATTTAATTTCTTAGTATTATCTTACTTTTCATCTGTTAAATAAGTAACCTTATTTTTCAATGGGCAACTGCTATTATATCCGTCAACTGATTCACTTATAATAATAGATTCATTTTTTATCATGCAATAAGATTGTCTTCTAAGAATTTCAATTACACCACTTAGCACATCCACACTTTGCATAGCTTCATGTTGTATTTTTTCATGTCTAAATGGGCAATTCATACAACTTTCAATTTTAAAAGGAATAGTTATTTTATACTCATACATTTCTTTCACTCCTTCACCAAATTTTAGTATTAATTTCTAAGAAAATTTACAGATTCTTTAACAAACCATTTCCAAGTATTTAAATGCGCTTTCAATCCAATAAAAAAATTATTTACCAATAGTTTCATAATTTTCATTTCTCCTTCGCCCGTTAGTAGTATTGTGTATTAAGATTCAATTATTGTATTTTCACAACTTTCACTAAACAATGGTTTGGCATCTGAACCATTATCTATATACCATGTACCATCATAAAACTTAATTTCACCAGTAAAATCTATTTCTTCACTACCTGTTAATACTGATACTTGATGTACAGTCATGCCCTCACATATATCATCACCATTTATGTCATTTAGTTCTGTATACCTTCGTCCTGTTTCGGCATTATTTATTTCAATGTCTTTCGGTACAAAAACCAGTAGTTTATTACCAGTTTCACTATCTTCTGAAAAATAAACATCAGATGTATCTGAACAATATCTTTCTTCACCTGATACTATTGATTCAATAACAATCTCTGTATCATTATCTAAATCCTCTATTAATTCTTTTAATTCTTTAACATTCCATTTCATTTGAACATCTTTCCTTTCATTTAGTATTGCGAACTATTCCTTATGTGAATTTATATAGTTAATAATTTTCATTGTTGCTGCTGATGCATTTATAGATAATTGCCTTAACTCTTCTGGTATATTTTTAGTAGTACCAATTTCCATTAATGCGCTCGATGCTCTGTAGTAATTCTCAATAACTTTTGTCATATCATATTGATTCATATTCACATCTTCCTTATCTTCTTCAACCTCATGAAAATCTTCTAGTTCTAACTCCACCTCTTTACTATCTGCATCTGGACCTTCACCATATTCTTTTGCACATCTTTCACTATTGGGTGACATATACATACATTGGCTGCCTGATACATCACAATAATATCTACATTCATCTTCATCAAACTTTGCACATTTACAACTCATTGCTCTACCTCACTTTCTAACTGACTAATTTTCTTTCATTTTCTTCTATAACATTAGCTTGTACTAATGCTTTTGATAACAGTGGAACTACTGCATTGCCGCACCTTGCCTTTTGTTGTGTAGTCGGATATTTCTTTCCTGTATAATCATGATCTATAATATATTCTTTAGGAAAACTCATTCCATCAAATAATTCTCTAGCTTCGAGCATTCTTAAACCTATATCTACTATCTTATAATCTTTACCTCTAACTACAATTAATCCAAATCTATCCTTAGTTGTTATAGTATGAATTGGCCCATTAATACTTTGCCCTGTATCACATCCATAATATTTAGTTAGGAATGCAGCAACTCCATCTTTCATAGGTAACTTAATATCCTGAAACTTTACTGATACTAACCCAAATCTATTTTGAGTAGGTATAGTTGCTATTGGATCTCTTAAACTGCTGCATCTTGTTTCGTTGCCCTGATGTGTATAATAATGACTTAAAAAATATGCTGTATCATTGATGATATACGGTTTATCTTCAATTACATATTTCTGTATTCCTCTAGCAATCCTTATTAATGTATTTTGTGCCAATGGCTTTTTTCTATCAAATATACTTGGTACTTCTAAATTCCAATTAATTATTGTGGATGCTGCTATATATGGCTTTTTATTTTCTCCATGTGTAGGTTCTGGCCATACTATAGGTTTTCCATCACACCTAGCAATTAAAAAAAATCTTTTTCTAGTTGTTGGCGCTCCATAATCAGCTGCTACTAATTCTTTGTACTCGACTTTGTACCCTAGATATTTAAAAGCATTTAAGAAACTCTTGAATGTTCTTCCCTTATACTTTGGTATTAATTTACCTTGACTATCTATTGGCCCCCAAGTCTGAAACTCTTCAACATTCTCTAGCATAATAACTTTAGGCTTTACTGTTCCTGCCCACTTAATAGCAACCCAAGCTAATCCTCTTATATTTTTATTTACTGGTTTTCCACCTTTAGCTCTTGAAAAATGTTTGCAGTCTGGACTACACCAAACCAAATCCACTTCTTTACCATCTGTTATTTTTCTAATGTCTACATCCCAAACACTCTCTTGATAGTGCTTTGTATGAGGATGATTAGTTTTATGCATTAATATTGCAGCTGGATCATGGTTAATTGCTATATCAATAGGTCTATTTAGTGCCATTTCTATTCCTGTACTGGCACCGCCCCCACCTGCAAAGTTATCTACTATTAATCCCATATCTTCACCCTATTTCTTTTGATTTAAAATAACATGTCCGTTTTCATCTGCTCTTTCTAATAACTTCTTGCATCTTTTGCATGTAATGTCAGATGAATCTCCTTCTGTTACTTTATCTCTAATATCCCATGTAGTATTACAGCCACTCACCATGTATCCATTCATTCTAACGCCTGCATGAATTAATTTATTTCTTTTTACTAAATTCACTTTTCCGGTAAACACTTTCTTCACCCTTTCTATATGTTGTGATACACCTTACCTCGCATAAGCCTTCCATTCCAATGTCTAAAATATTTTATTTCCCCATTATAAATAGTTTTTTTATTCCTATCAGTATTGTTATAGCTTCCTTCACAAGTGGTTCCATGTAAATCATATAAATTGAAATTCATATCTTTTTGAGGATGATGCCAACAATCAACAAAGTCTTTCTTTATTTTATCTTCAGCTAGTTTATATTCCATTTCAGTATTATTTGATACGTCTAGACTTTCTAGGAATTTTCCCATTTTCTTCGTTTCATTTATCCATGAAAGTTTTATCAAGTATGGCATTTTATCGAATTTATCAAAATCATACTTTCCACCATTACTATTTTGAAAATTTATATTTTGGTAAAATTCAAAACTAAATCCTCTAGGATATCTATGTGCTGAAAATTCTAAATCTCCTTTTTTACCGTACCAAAAATCTTCTCTTGTTATTTTGTCAACATGTTCATCATGTTTTATATTGAATCCTCTGTCTTTCATGAAATTTAATAGCCTATGCAATATAGGATAATGTGACCATTCATTTCTATCTTTCCATCCATGAGATTCATCAGTGTCATTTATTAAAGCAAAACTAGCTGATTTTTTATTTATGCTAAAAAAGTATACTTCCATTTCTTCTTATCCTCCTTAATTTTTTCTACACATTCTGAATTAACTAAAACTAGCTTCTGGTTCTTTTTCTGGAGTAATACCCTCACTATCGTCTGTTTCGTCTATCTCTATTTTTACATTAGCTTGCTTTAATGACATAATATATAGCGTGAATTCATCAATATGTCTTAGAGAACTTAAGCTGCATTCTGTTTTTGCATCAAAATCCCATTGATTTGTTTTGTGGATATCATCCCACCTGTATAAATCAATACAAAAATTCATTTCATTATCATGCTCACATTCAAATACGATTCTTCCTTTTTCATATTTTGACCAATCCTTTTTTTCAGTTTCTTCAAATTCATAAGTAACTGAAACACTTTCATAACTTGGACCATCATCATAGTCAACTTCTAGTCCGTCAGTTTCCACATTTTCTTCAACATATTTGCACCATTTTCCAAACAATTCAGATACTTTAATGACTTTTATACTAGTATCAATAGTCATTAACTGTTTAAAATTACTTAATAACTTTCTATTATCAGCAGTTGTTTTCTCTATGACTTCAGTCAAAACACTATCAAGCTTAACTATATACCTGGAATAATCATGATTTTCTAAATATGGAATCATTACAGATTTAACTTTTTCTTCGATAACTTTGGTAACATCACCATAACTTCCGAATAAACTTTCTAAAGCTTTATTCATTCCTTTTTCAAGTTGTTCTTCTATAAGTTTTTCAACTGTTCCATCTTCTAATTTTTTTGAAATAATGTCTTTAATGTTATTTTCTAAACTCATAATTATTACCTCACTTTAATTTATTTTTATTATGTTGAGGGGAAAAACCCCTCTTTGTTTGCAGTAACCTTAATTAGCAATTTGAAATCCCTGCTAACGCCTTATAGTCCTGCAAACTTTTTATCTCATTAGTCTTATTGGTAGTACTAAATCTTTTTTATTCTTACCATCCGTTATTAAAATTGTAGCAACTGGAGTACTCATATACATAGTCACATTACCTGTATAGTTTTTTAATGTTTCTAAGAGATACTTAGCGTTAATTGCTATATTTAGTTCGTCCCCCTTAACTTCTGCACTAAAATATCTCTTGAATTTAATTCCTTGACTTCTTACAGCTAGATATGAACCTTCTGTATTGAATTTAATGTTTGTTAAATTATTTGAGCTTTGATTCAGCTTAACTATTTGCTTACAGATTTCTACTATTTCTGAAGCATTAACAATTACTTCAGTTGTATGATCTTTGGGCAGTATGCTCTGATAATTTATAAATTTTAAGTCTTCACCATTATCATCTTTTTCTTTTTTTGAAGTTATCGATATCCATCCAAAACATATTTTCATGTATTTATCATCTTCATAAATTGTAGCTATATCACTTTTAGTAAAATTCTTTAATACTTCTACAATATGACCTGGTATTATCATTGGCTTATCTGTTATATCTTCTATATTGCTTCTAATACTCATTCTGTAACCATCTAATGCTACAAAATTGCATTTATCTATACATATACATTTGAGTACTTTTCTTGGATTATCTTTAGTTGTTGCATATGTTACTTCAATTAGTTCTGAAAAATTAATTATATCTATGCATCTTCCTTTATTCATTCGTATTTCTTGTATCTGTTTGCCTTCTTCATTTTCAAGGTTTATTTCTTGATCCTTAGACTTAATAACACCATTCTCTATAATTAAGCTTGTCTTTCTTGGTAATAATGCAAATGCTTCTTTAGGTATTGCTAAAGTTCCATCTTCTTTATTACTATTAGGTGTAATTATTTCAACTTGATATCCCTTTTCTGACTCTGCCAATAATTTAACTATTATTTCATATGAACCATTTTTCACTAATTTAGCTAGTAAAAATAATGATTCACTATTAACAATCGCTTTCATTTTTCCCCTCCACTTCTTTTATTTCATCATCATCCCATCCAAGTAACTTTTTTTCTAAAGAATCATAGTCATATTCACGACCTTCAAAGTTATCAAATTTTGTAGCTGGTTTATTGGATGTTTTTTGCTTTGATGGTTTATCCTTATCTGTATAATTTCCTTCTAACACTTTTATAAAGTTGTTAGGTTTTACTAGCCAATCAAATGTAATACTCCATCCTTTGTTATTATCACCTTGAAGGAACTTACTCTTAGATATACTCCCTATTGCTTCTAAAACTTTATCTGAACCATAATCAACAACTCTAGCATTAAGTTCTTTATATCTAATAGAACCTTTTTTTAGTGAGACTAACTTAGTCAATCCTAATGAGTTCCATGCAGTAATATATATATCTATATTTATATCTAGTTCTTTATCTATATTTATATCTTTCTCTATCTCTGTGTTACTTTTTGTTACTTCGTTGTTACATTGTAACAATTTGATTTTTTCTTTACTTTTTTCTCTTAGTGCTCTTACTCTTGCAGCACTTTCACCTTCACTACCAATCATATTTTGAGTCATTACCATAAATAATCTTCCATCGTCCCACTGCTCCATCAATCCTAGTTGCGTTAAGGTATCTACTGCTACTTTAACGGTATCTACATTAGTATTTGTAATGCTAGAGAGCATAACTGGTGTAAATGGTATACAACCATTGAATATTAAAATACCATCTGTAGATATAGACTTTAATAGAAGTTTCATGTAAAAAATTATATAGTCTTTACCATTTGGCATACCTTCTAAGACTTTAATTTCATCTCTTTCAAAGAAATCATCTTTAAGTCGCAGCCAATAATATCTTTTGGCCATACTGTTCCTCCTTTGATTAAAGTATGATACAATTAATTTGAATTATTTTTTTAGTTCTCTACTGAGGTAGCTTTGCCGAGCTCCTTGGTAGTTTTTTCATTGTTAAGCTTGTCTATCTCTTCCTGTAGAATGTCTCCAAAAGGTCTGCTATCTTCATTTAATTCTCTTTTCTTTTGAACTCTACTGGTAATCTCTTTAGCTTGTTTATCTGCAATTTCAGCTATTGCCGCTATATTACCCAACCATTTATCAACCTTTCATGAATTTATTCTTATTTTTAAGTAATACTTTAGTAACTATTCCATTACGTTTATTACATTTTTTCTCGCATTCAGGGCAAACATATCCATGTTCGAGATTTGTTTTACTACTTATATTCCAATCCAATTTACATACTTTACATTTAGCATCCATAAATCAACATCCTTTGTTTATGTGCTATTAATGGATCTAACTTTTGACTCAACCTAACTGTTTCATTAATCGTAAGCTTAGGATTACTAGCAATGCTCTTCTCCATTTCTGTCCTAGCTTCTGAAATTGCCGTATCAAGTTTTCTCATAATTTCATCTTTAGATTCATTTGCTTCAAAATCAATCATGAACCCTTCCATCTATTATTCCTCCTTACAATATTCTTATTATGTTGACTATCTAGCGCTATTACATCCCTTAATCATTAATTCCAATTCTCTAATGGGTTTCCAATCTATAATTACTTGTCTAGCAAACATTAAATCTTTAACTGCTGTATTTTTATAAGAATTAACATCAACAATTCTCTTATAATCTTTCCATATAGAACTAAATGCCTTTTTATTAAGCTCCTTATATGCTGGAGTATTTTTCCCCCCTAAGATTGCCACTACTTTTCTAGTTGCAAGTGTTCTTAATTCTTCCTGCTGGCTATAATCTATAGTCATTGTATTTTCTAAATTTAAAATTCTATTATCCATTTGAACAGTTTTTTCATCTATCATTATTATTGCTTGAAGTTCCTTTGAAAGGTTTGGAATTTTAGCTTTTATATTAAAATAAGTTTCTTCTAAAGTTTCATATACTTCCCAAGCTTCATCTGTATCAAGAATTTTTGCGTGTCTTGCTGCTCCTCTGTCTGTCCAAAGTGTTAATATTGTTGTTTTATTTGAAATAATTTGGTCATGAACATTATTCACTACCAACTTAAATTTTTTTAATTCCTCACCTTGCAATTTAAAATAATGCTTCCCCTCTATAAATCTACTTTTGTTGTTATTGAAATTTTTGATTATATTATTTTCATCCGTTCCATATTGTTCTGCTAAAATCTTAGTTATAATAATTCTTTGACTTTTAAATTCTAATGGCATTAATTTACTCATTTACTTATCCTCCTAGATTTAATTTTTATTTACTAATACTTTAAAGCTGAAAATTACTGAATGTAATTGCTTTAAGTTTTAAGATGTGTTTGTACAATATTTTTATTAGGCTATAATTCTCTATGTTCTTCTGTTATTTTTTCAATCCATCTATCAAAGGCTCTTTTATCTATAGATACTCTTGCTCCTACTTTGAAAAATGGAAAATCTGTATTGTGTTTATTAATAAGTTCTCTTATCTTTTCATGTCCCATTCCAGAATATAATGCTGCTTCTTGAACTGAAAAAGTTATTTTTTCAACTTTATTAGCTTTCAAAGTTGCTAATATTTCTTTTAATAGCTCCTCCATATTAAATACCCTTTTCTATTACAGATTTTAGTTCTGCAATAAATTGTTTTAATCTTTCATTTTCTCTTTTTACATTTTCATATTGTTCATTTGAAACAAAACCTTTCTTTGATATATCACACATAATATATACCTCCTTAATAAAATACTTTTGGAACTGTTGAATCCAATGCTGCTGATATTTTTTCCATCATTTCTTTACTTGGATTCTTTTTGTTCTCTGAATCGTTCTCTAATTCTGAAAGATATGAAGGAGCAATATTTGCCTTTTTAGCAAGTTCCCTTAGAGTCAAGCTCTTACTCTCTCTTAGTGCCTTAATCTTATTCATTTTGTGTACCTCCTTTTGATATTTTTAGTATATTCCGTTCTCTGCTAGAAAACAATATCTAAATTCGTTCTCTAGAAGCGATTTGAATAAAATAACTCTTTCTTCCTAGCGAACACTTGTTTTTACTCACGTTTTCGTTGACAGGAAACGTTTATAGTAGTATTATGGTCTTTGTAGGCGAACAAAATGTAAGGATGTGCAAATAATGATTGGTTCAAAAATTACTGAAATTAGAAACATTAAAGGAATTTCGTTATCAAAATTAGCTGCTAAGGCTAACATCAGCAAAGGGTATTTAAGTAATATTGAAAGTGGTATAAAAGAAAATCCTAGTACAGAAATGTTGGAAAAAATTTCAAATGCTTTAGATGTGAATATATCTGATTTATTTGATGATAAACCTATTGAAGATAAACTTGATATGTTAGAAGATGATATGAAGATATTGTTTTCCAAGGCTCAAAAATTATCTAAAGAAGATAGAAAAAAAGTGCTTAAAATGATGGAGATATTTGAAGAAGAGAATAACAACTAAATATAATGGGGTGGGGTAATTGGAAGAACTAAAGAAAATTATATTAAAGATTAAAGAACTAGAAGATTGTGGAGAACTAAGACTAGTTTATTCGGAATCAGTTGGGTCTAATGCTATTGTAATGACTAACTGCGATAAATTTGTAATAGTGATGAACCCAACGCTAAGTTATGAACAACAAATGAGGGAAATATGGCATGAAGCAAAACATATATGTTGCCATTTGAATAATTCAAATTATAACGTTGCTTTCGCTGAATATGAAACAGACCAATTTATTAATAAAATAATATCTAAACCGGAATTTTTTGACGAATTAAAGGCTGTTACATGCTTTTGATATATAGAAAGGATTGATAAACATGGCAAATAAAACGAACTATACAATGAATGGTAAAGACTATTTTAGAATATCTGCAAGCTTTGGACGTGATGCAAATGGAAAACTAATAAGAAAATATTTCTATGGGAAAAATGAAAAAGATGCTAAAAAGAAAGTTGAAGAATACAAAGACAGTTTAAAATTAGGTTTAATTATAGACAAGAATGTCTTTCTTGGGTCTACAATGAATACTTGGTTATTCGAGGTAGTAAATATATCTAATAAAGTTAAGCCAACCACATTTGAACGATATGAGGGTATCTATAGAAATTATATTAAGACTTCTATTATTGCTCCACTACTTTTAAAAGATATTAAGTCTATGCAAATACAAAAATATTATAATAAATTAAGCAAAGATGGAAAAACATCAAGTCAAATATTTAACTTAAATAAATTATTAAAACATTTCTTTGCTTATGCAGTAAACGAAGGTTATTTATTAAAAAATCCTTGCATTGGTCAAATAGTTATTCCAGGTGAAGTTGAGGCTAAAAAAGAAGAAGTTGAAGTATTTACAGATGATGAATTAAAAGCTATTTTGAGTTATCCTAAAGCTTCTGTAATGAAAGATATAGCAACTGTATGCATAGCAACTGGTATGCGTAGGGGTGAGTGTTTAGGTCTTAAATGCAGCGATTTAGATTATGACACTATGGAAATTAATATTAATAGAACTGTTTCCACCGTTGCCATTATAGAAGAAGATAGCCGAATCAACGAAACAATAATACAAATACCAAAAACTAAAGGATCAATACGAAGTATACCTTTACCCAGTGATTTAGAAACATTGTTTGAAAAGAATAAAATAAAACAAAATGAAAATAAATTAAAGATTGGTGCTAGTTATAACAAAGAACATGATGGGTTTATTTTTTTAACTGAAAATGGAAATTTAATTAATAGTAGTAATTTAAGTAGATCATGGAAAAGGTATTTAAAAAAAGTTAATGTAAAATATATAAAATTCCATGCATTAAGACATACCTATGCAACTATGCAATTTGAAGCTGGTCTACCTTTAAAAACTGTATCCGTTTTATTAGGGCATAGTAGTACAGAAATAACATCAAATACTTATACTCATGTGTTAAAAAAAGAGAAAGAAAAAAGCATTGATATTCTTAGTGTGTTAAAAATGTGTTAATCACCTCTGAAAGCAAATAAAAACATTTTACAAAACTAGTCATGTCAACACTTTTGGTGCACTTGGTGAGATTCGAACTCACGACTTCTGGATTCTTTTTTATAGTAAATACTTTTTACTTGAGTGTTCTTAATAATACTGTTTTAGCTATTCTCATTTCTTGTAGTAACTTGAGTATTCTTAACTATAATAAAACTTATGTGTTAAAAATGTGTTAATAAATAAGGCTAGGAAATTTAATCCTAGCCTTAATCATCATCTTTTATCAATATAATCCTCACTCTATAAAAGAATAGAGTGAGGATTAGTTAATAACGTTCCCCCTGCTTTTATTGTTTCTAATTTTCTAAATTATTTATAGCGTATTGTGCTTCTTCTTCGGTGAATTTTTCTCCAGCATCTGATACCAATTGGTCGTGTATAGCACTCTTAGACATATTCATTTTATCTTGATATGTTTTAGCTTTAGCTAATGCATTCTTTTTCCAATCTGATTTTACATTATCTACAGCATACTGTGCAGCTTCTTTAGGAAATTTTTCTCCAGCATCTGATGTTAATTGCTCATATAGACCTTTTTTAGACAAATTCATTTTGTTAGCATAAGTATCTGCTTTTTTTAATGCTGATTGATATTCCTTAGGTATATTATCTTTTTCATCCTTTGCAGCTTTTTCGGCTGCTATTTTAGCATCTGCATCTGCTTTTGCTTCTTCATCTGCTTTTTGTTTAGCAACTTCTGCTGCCTTTTCTTCTTCTGTCTTCTCTTTTGGCTCTTCTTTTACTGTAGTCTCTACTTTTGCTGTTGTAGATTTATCTCCTGTATTTGTAGTTTTAGGCGCAAAGGCTGCGATTAAAATAAATGTAACTATTAACCCTATTCCATAATATTTCAATACACTCTTCCTATTTCTTTTTTCTAAATCTCCCCATTTTAAAACCATAGTAGGTTTTATGAGCCCTAGAATCAAACCAATTATACATGCCAAAAATAACAATATAAATATAGCAGTCATTAATATTCCCCCTCAAATCTTTATAAACTAATTGTATATTATTTGTATGTTTTGTCAAATAAATGTTATACTAAAACAATGCTAATCACCTAAAACCGTCTGATAGCCTATAGGTAACGATAATTGTCCAAAAGTAACAGAAAAGCACCAAGAATTTACCTCTGTTTTGTTACCGCCTTTAGACGTTGCTATATCTAGCCTGTATGGTTTTAATACAACTTTAAAAATAATAATTTGAATTATATTGAACTAAAATGAAATGAATATTTGATGAATTTTTGACGTCAAACAAAAAAAAGCTAGAAATTTAATTCTAGCCTTTATCTATTCTTTCTGACTTTATATTCTTCATTTATTCTTTTCCAATTCTTAGCCATACAAACTAAACTTGATATTAAAAGTATGATCGCAATAAATAGTAATGGTGGAAATATAAATCCAATGAATAAACATGGAAATCCTAAAAACAATAATGTTATATGTCTAGTATAACTATTATTACCTATAGGATCTTGGACTATATTTCTATTTTCCATTGTTGCTGCTGGAGTATTATTTTTACCCATGCTCTTAAATGATTTTCTTTTACTATACCTAACTCCATTAGCTCCTACAGAACTACCAACACCATTTTTATTTACTGATACTCTAGCACCTTTTACACCTGCAGATAATCCCACACCAGTTTTACCAACATTTACATTAAAAAGCTTACCAATTTTAATTGATTTTCTAAAACTCAATCCCATGATAATACCTCCTAAATATTATTAATACAATTGTATACTATTTGTAAACTTTGTCAATTATTCTACCTATAGGTAGAAAACAAGGGCTATAGAATTTTACTCTATGCCTTTAATATTATTTATTAAATTTTCCAAAGTTCATCCACGAACTCATTAGCTTTTTTAAACTTATCAAATTCCTTTGTTTTTATAGGTTTATTTTTATATACTCCATATTCTACTTGTCTAAGGTAATCATTTTTTTGCTCTAAAAATATATAAAAACTATTTGGAATCCATATAACTACAAATTCTTTATTTACAATAGTATTTTTTTTCATAATATCAACTCCTTAATTATTTTTAACAACTCTATAGTTGAATATTACAACTTATAATTTGTATTGTCAATATATTTTTACAATTTTAAAGTTGTATTTTAAAATTTAATAATTTATAATACAATTAAGGAGTTGATAAAATGGACTTTTCAAAAATGATAAAAAAGATTTTAATAGATAAAGATATGAATATGGGCCAACTAGCTGATAAATTAGATACTAGTCAACAAAATTTAAGTGCAAAATTAAAAAGAAATAATCCAAGTCTAAAGGAAATGCAAGAAATTGCTGAAGCTCTTGCATATGAATTAAAAATAGAATTTATTAACAAAGGGTAAAAAAATAAAGGGTATAAGAAATTAATCTTATACCCTTAACACTCTTGATATTAAATTATTAGTTTATTTTTCTATACTATAAAACCAACTACCTAAAGTAGATTTAAGTAAGTTGCATTTATCTATAGGCAAGTATTCTGTTTCAATCCACACACCTTTAGCATTGCCCCTCACATAGCATTTAACACCTGTGAAATATCCAAGTATATAATTTATGTCTATGCCATCATAAGTATCTGACGAGTGTGGCAAATAAGATGTTACTATATATCCTTTGCCTGTTTGTATAGGTGAATTAATAACATCTTTAGGAATATTTGAATCTATTGCATTACAAAGCACATGAGCTAATTTATCCCATGAATATTGATTAAATATAGCTATATCTGTATTTGAGTCACAAAAACATATTTCTGAAATCAAATTACCACAATTAATATGATTCATTTCATAATCCTTAACAAACTTGATACCACGATTTGTAAATCCTAATTCTGCAAAATTACTTACAAGTCTTTGTGCTATTGGATAAGCCCCACTTGATTCACTAGACACTAATACTTCTGTTCCATGTGCAGTTGTATCATAGCAATTCATATGCAAGCTTGCAAAAAAGTCTACATTATTAATATTTGCTTTTGTTGCACCTTCACTAAGCTCTCCATTTTCTGTAGTAGCATTACTATTACAATCTATTACAGTATGTCCATAGCTTTCTAATAGTGCTTTAACTGTTGCATAATATAATTTCATTTGGTCATGTTCATTAACTATTCCTATAGCACCCTCACAATTATCGCTGTGTCCTGCTCTTAATCCTATTATCATTTAACATCCTTCTTTCTAATAAATTAAAATAAAATAGAGCAACCATAAGGCTGCTCTTAAAACTAAGCTACTATTATTGGTGTTGCAACCGAATTAACTGTAATAACCGATTGAACTTTTACTAGTTGATCTTTAAGGATCGTATTGTCTGCTTGTAATTGAGCGTTAGACTCTTGTAATTTCTTTAATAAGTCTGAATTATCTATTACTGCTGCTTTATCTGCATTAACTTCTCCAGCTATTGATTGTCTTAAATTATTAATATCAGTTTGATCTAATTCTGGAAATTTAGCTAATAAATATTTACCAAATTCTTCTGCCTTAGATTTAATTTTTTCTTCTACCGTTGTACTAATCCTTTTATTTTCATCTACTACTCTCCAAATTTTCTTTGCTTCTGTGAAATAATTTTGATTTTTTAATATTTCTGATTCTACTCCACTTTTAGCTAATTTGCTTTCTAATACCTTTGCGATTAATGTTAATATTGTTTTTATCATTTTACATTCCACCTTTTTTTAATTTTTATATAAGAAAAGAGCAGCAATGACTACTCCTTAATTTCTTTCTTTTCTCCATCTTTTAATTGTGCTAGAGCATCTTTTAACTTATTTGGAACTGGAACTCCTAAACTTATTGCGTTTTCCAATAAACTTAATCCTTCATTTGCTATATAGAAATAGCAAATTAATGTCCTAAATAACCAGGTACCAGTATTTAATAGTCTATCTAATGAAACTGCAACTATAAGAACTACAAATATAACTGCTTTTCTAGCTATGCCCTTAAGACCAATATCACTTGATAATTCTTTATTTACATATCCTCTTAATACTCCTGTTGCATAGTCAAATACCATAAATGTTATTAATACTATTAGGGCAGTATCCCAGATACCAAATAACCATGTAAATAATGTACCTGCTATTGCAATTATTGTCTTAAAATATTTTAATATATTTTCCATTTCGCCTGCCTTCTTTCTATTTTTTTATAAAAATGAACATAAAAAAAAGACTCCTGAAAGCCCTTATTTATGCTCATATTTTTTATTTAGTTTCTGCGCCATATTTTCCCTTTATAAAACTTATGTGTAACCCTGTGTTTATAAGGCTTTACGCATAATTACAAATATTATTGCGTATTGTTTTATGAAGTATTATTATACATATTCCCTCCTATTTTTTGATTTATCCCCACATTATGTTAAAATACATATGAAAGGGGGTGCTTAAATGCCTAATGTTTCTTCAAAATTTACTCATCTATCTTCTGTAGAAGCTTTTTTAAAAGATCAAGCAGATGCTGGCGATTCATATCACAATGGTATTATGTTATTAACTAATTTTGGTATCATATATGGAAAATTTAGTGATACAGATCCTAATGATAACCATAATGTTTCTAATTTAATTCTAAATATACGTGATAAAGCATTAAAAAATGAAAAAAATACTGAAATTTCACTTATTGGTGATGGTTCTTCTATTGTTCTTGAAGATGCAGTTATAAAATACTCAAATAATATAATAATTAATATGAGCGAAATAATTGTTTTCTGTGATCAAATAGTAGGATATTATCCGGTAGACTTGTCAAAACTCTCTGAGCAACTTCACTAGGAATAGTTGCCCCATGAATACTTAAAACTAAAAATTGCTCTTGAGCCTTTGGTTCTTGAGCAGTTTTCTTTTTATTCTTTTTCATAAATATCACTCCTAAATTTTATTTATTTAGTACGTCCATTATTCCCTTTGCTTATTTTACTCAAAAGTGGCTATTTATCTATGTTTATAAGCACTTTTTAGCATTAACAAATAGTATTGCGCATTAATTTTTCTTTGTAAATCTATCCATTATAAATTCTTTATGTTTATCTAATTTCCCAAGTTTACATTGAAGATTGTATCCTTCAAGCTCCCACAACTTATTTTTTATCTTTTCTTCGCAAAGTTTTAAACCAATTTCTTCATCATAGTTCTTAGGATCTACACATGCACTATGTTCAACTATGGTAAATCCATTAGGCAATTGAATCGCTACTACTGTGCATTTATCCCAATAGACTGATACTTGCTTATCTGATTCCTCATATAGCTTATTAATTTGTTCTTGATTTACTGTGTTCTTTTTACTTTCCATTAATATTCCTCCTAAAGTTGGGTATAAAAATAGACACTGTGAAGTGCCTTCTTTATACCTTATTATTTTTTATTCTTCCTATAATCTTCTAAGAGCTTCTCTTCTTCAATAAATTCTTTCATTTTTACAGTTACCCAGGTAGAAATTTTGATTCCTTTTTTCCCTGCATACTTGCAGAAATCTTCAAGAACTTCTTCGTCTATACTCATATTTTGCCTTACTGTTGCCATAAAAAAATCATCCCCTTGGAATGATTATATAACAACATTATCCATTTTGTCATTTGATTATACATTAGTGTGTATTAATACATACTTCTACACACTATTTTCCTATGACGTAGAAACACTTGCTTTTAAATTAATAACAATACTACCATCTTCAATGTATTTTGTTATACTCACGCATTCCAAATTGGTAAAAATTCCATAAGTTTCTCCACTTGCATTTACTACTTGTAATTTAGTTAAATTTTCTGTGGTAAATAAACTTTCTATTTCTGCAACTTCTTTATTTTCTATCTCTATTCTCAGTGCTCCAACACCAATACTTTTTATTTCTAGTGTTTGCTCATTTGCTAATATTATTTTTTCCATTTATATCACCTTTCCTTTCTTAAATTAAATAGCTTGCATTTATAGGGAATTTCAGCCCTGTTACAGCAGGAATAGCTAAAGATATTGCCCCGTTGCCGATAACAATCGGAATATTTCCGCCATCATTATTTGCAATAGTCGTACATGGTACTACCAGTCTTATATATCCCTTTTTAGGGGTAAAATATGTTGAATTCGCAATAATTTGAGTGCCAGTAGAATTCGCAATAATCTTGCAAAAGCCATTAAGGGTTACTCTTCCATTCACTACTTCTACAGTTATATTGTCGTTTTCAGCATCAGCATAAGCAAAATAGTTACCATTATATCCCACCGTATAGGTTTTAGGAGTTAACGCATCTGCAATAACTTTCGCATCAATTATATATCCATTTTCTGTTACGGCTAAACTTTGAACTATTTGTGATTTGTTCACTTTACCACTATTCAATTCATTTATAGCACCTGTCACAGTTTTTGAAGTGGTTGTTCTTGTAGCGTCGTTCGTCAATTCTGACAATTGCGTAGTATGTCCAGCAACTACAAGATCAGATTTATCTAACCTGGCATCTAAATTCACCTCGCCATTTCTAGCATTTTGGACTTCTGTTTTTAGTGCAGTTACATCTGTTGACAATGCTGTTACATCACCAAAACTTTGCATTGCAGTTATATTAGCTTCAGCTCTTACATTCTCAGAATCTATATTTGTTTTAGTTGTAGTTGCAGTTGAATTACTTGCATCTAATGCAGATTTGGTTGCTAAAGCTGTTGTATTTATTGTAGATAAATCATTTTTAGTTGTTGTTGCAGTAGCATTAATTGCATCTAAATTAGTTTTATTAGTTACTGCATCTGCATTTTTAGTTGTCAATGTTGATATATTGCTAATTGCATTTGTATTTTGAGTGGTTAGATTAGTAATTAATGTTGGAGCTTTATTATTTTCTATTTTTAAATTAACTACATTTACTGTAGCACTTGCATTTTCACTTTCTAATGCAGGTAAATTAGTATCTATATATAACTTAATATTTGCCAATGCTTCAATTGCTCCAATAGAGTTTCCTATAGCAAGTATACTATTTTCATATTTTGCAATTGTAACTTGTCCATCATTTATTAAATTTCTTAAATCTGCCAGCACTTGAACATCATCCTTTGAAATTTCCAACACATCATCTGCCAAACTAGCATCTACATTAAAAGTAAATGTATTTGTACTTGTTAGGGTGTTTGTTGTGTATATTTGTATTTCACCACTTACTAGTCCTTGCACAAGTGTAGCCTGTTGTTTTAAAGTTGCAGTTATAACACCATTAGTTACTGCTGTTATAGTACTTTCAATAAGTGTATTGTCTGCTTTTTTTAATATTAAATCTATAGATTGTCCTGTAAGATCTGCTAATACTCCATTCACAAATACTTTTATAGTTACTGTTAAAGTATCTCCACGTTTTATAAGTTTTTCACATTCTACTAAACTATCTATAGTGGTATCTATTGGAATATATAATATCTTTTGCATTTTATCACTCCTTATTATGTTTTTATAGCAATAAAAAAGACCTTAATACATATTTGTACTAAGCTCTTTTTTGTTGCTATAAAATTCTACTTAAAACTATATTAAAGCACCATCTGATCCAACTGTATAACCATCTGGAGTAGTTGTATTTGCAAGCATTTTTCCATCATTCCCCAAATAGTACCATTTGCCAACATCTTTATGCCAGCCTGTAACCATACCATTAAATCCGTCAAAATAATACCAAGAATTATCTAACTGAATCCATTTATAAGCCATTTCTGTATTGGATTTAAGATAATATATCTTACTATCTGCCGTAATCCATTTATTAGATGCCGGGATTCCTTTTTCATAGTACTGATTTATACCTGTATTCCTATCTGTATAAAATCCTGTATATTTTTCTTCTTGTAATTGTTTATATACTTTTGATGATAATTCATTGTTTGATTTTTCAGTAGCATTAACAGGAATTAATGTGACAACAAATAATGTTATACACAACATCATATTAATAATTTTTTTATTCATAAAGTTCCCCACCTTTTTAGTAATGTTTATATACATTATATTACTTTATTTGAGAAAATTAAATATATGAAATTGTGATTTTTTACTAATTATTTTAAGTATTCATTATATTTATCACTTTTTCTTCTAATTTATCGACTAAATCTTGTGTTTCAGTATCCATAACTATAAAGCTCTTTCTTTGATTACTTTTTGATGTTTCTCCACTTTCATCTACTACATCATAACTAAATGCTACTCTTTTCTTACCAGTTGTATCATTTACTATAGCAATTTGTGTTAATAAATTTATCATTAATATTACCTTCCCTCTTTATATTACTTCATTATTTTGCTCTTTTCTAATCTATAGTCTTCTTTTCCAATGGCCTTTGCTTTTATTTCCCAACTAAATTCTGTATTGGGTTCACATTTCAATATACAATGATTAGGATATCTTTCTAAATTCGTAATGGCAGATTTACCATTATATACTTGAGTAAAACAATGGTAACTTATATTAGTATTTACACACTCTAAAAACTTTGGGTCAAATGCAATATATATAATACCTGTTTCCCCACTATTGCCTTCCCCTAAATCACCAAAATAATATTCCGCAGTTTCATAGGCATTTATAAGAATTCTCCCATAATCATTTGTATCAACAGCTCCATGTTTATCGTTACATTCTAATCTTCCGCATGTAAGAGTACCATTTATGGCCGCATCATCTGCTGTCTCAATATATTGTGCGTATATATTTTCAACATTTTTTATATCATATCTTGATGGAGACATTCCCATATCTAAATCACTATTTATATATATCTTTGATAACATAAAATATTGTGAAAGTGGTGTCCCTCCTAGACATATCATATCCTCAGTAGTATTTGCAGACCAATCTGAGTCACCTAGTCTAATTCCACCACTTGGAATAGCCTGTATTAATTTATCCCCATTATTGTTTTCAAATACAAATCCACCCCCAGTTATAGTAAACCCATTAGAATTTAATGTAGTTTTATTATCTGTTATGCCATGAATTAAATTTACTATTGCATCAGGGTGCATTAACATTTCTGCATAAAAACCAGTACCCTTTGAAACCCTGTCGGCTATTTCTCTATCGGTTATTGTTTGATATGATTCAAAGTCAGTGCTCTTTACTCTTTCATCTATTTTACCATCTTGAACAAGAATAGCAGCTGCTCTAGCTTCTGATTCATTTGTTACACTTAATTCTATTTCAGAATCTTTTTTTTCCATTACCACTTTTAAATTGCTAGTTTTTTCATTAGCATCTGCGATATCGTCTTTTAGTTCTGCTTTTGTATCATCAACTTTTTTCTTAGTATTATCGATTTCTTTATTAGCTTTATTAATTGTAGTTGCTATATTAGCTTTTTTATAACCTATTTCAGCGCTTTTAAGTCTACCAGTAATTGCATCTCTAGTAAGCTTGTAAATTCTACCTTTTAAATCAATGTTTAAAGGATTTATGTTAACTTTTATAGTGTCACCAATAGCAACTCTTTTATTTTGTATCTCTGAATAGTCATTCCCTTCAAAGTTAATACAATCTGATAATTCTATAAAATTAAGCGTTAGGTTAAAACTAACTTCATTTACATGATCCACATTATATTTATTCAAGCAAGCCTGTCTTAGTTTTTCATAAGCCTGTTCTTGTGTACAAACTTCATTAGTGTTAGTACAACAGTTATTTTCATCATATTCAGCTTCAACAACTCCAATATCACTAAATTCAATAATTCTTGTGAATGGATTATTGATATCAAAATTACTGGCTTTTACACTCTTCTCAGGAATCAATAACCCATCTGCACCAACTGGAATTAACTCTGTAATTTTATCTATATCTTCTAGTGTTAATTCAGCACCAGTAATATTTTTAGCATAACTTACTGTAATTCCATTATCATTCCCTCTTTTGTCTACAAAATCTAATGTATAATTATCTAGAACTAATTCTCCACCATATCTATTTAATACAGTATTATCCTTATCACCTTTAATTGCATCTAACGCAGAATATCTTACAATTCTAAGATTATTAGTAGATAAATTTGTATCTTTATTACCTACTATAAATTTATGAGGATTTATTGTATTACTCAATATTTGTTGAACTGCTTGTTTTCTTGTTTTATTTTCAATATTAGTATCAAGTACAGCATTATTATCTAACTTTGCAATTCCTATAGATTGTGCGTAGCAAGTTACTACCCCATTTTCTAAGTTTGGTTTTGCTCTTCTTATCACGAAAAGTTGTGGTTCTCTATCATCATAACTTGGAACTTTAATGAAAGTCTCGTCAATTAATTCTTTTGAAATATCTTTGCTATCGTTTGAAATATATTCTAAATTCAATTCATATATAGAATTAATTTCTTCTGTAATGTCACAAGATTTACATTCAGTTAGTACAAATTTATTATGCTTAAAATTTGTTTCATTTTTTCTATATAAATTAATCATGTTAATGTCCTCCAGTATGGAATTATTTCTATACTGGTAACACTACCTGTCCATGATATATTGTTTTCTCCTGGATCAAGATAAGGAAAGTCACCTTCCATATATTCACCTTTATCGTTTAAAATTATTTGCTTTTGCGGTTCAGATAATATTGTTATTTCCCCACCAATATTAGTTATATTGAAACTTCTATTATTAATAGTAAATGTTGTTGCTCCATTCCCTTTAATAGTTATCGTCGGAAAACTTTTACAAGTATTTCTACCATTATAAAGTATTGTAGCTTTATTTAATGGTATAGCTTCATCCCCTTCGACTAGGTATCCAAAAGGTTCACATGTAAAAATAACCGGAAACTTAGATAATTTATTTCTTACAATCTGTTCTAATGGTATCTTATTTCCTATATAAGCTCTATAATATCTATCATTAATATTCCCAAAGCTAACTTTCCCTGCACCACTTAGCCATTGCAAAAGCACATCTGGATTATTACCATCATAATGACAAATACATTGTTTATCTATTAATTCAAATCCATCACTCTGTAAAACTTGGTGTCCACCTGGAATATCAGTCTTGATTATTTTTTCATTTGGTGTAGATATTGGAGGTAATTCACTAACTATTAAATGCATATTATTACTATTAACATTTTTAAATATAAACATATGTAAAGTACCTCCTTAATGAATTTTTCTATAAAATTCTGCTTCTTCCATAATATGCTGAATATCTGAACTTCTATTATTGTAAAATTTATCAATCTTCAATATTAAATCACTATGTGTATTTTCATTTGTAGATATATTGGAATTCAAGCTTGGAACTAGCTGACTATTATAAGCACTCGGACTTACTCCAACGCTAATATCTGTAGATAATCCATTAATTGCAGTAGTAACTAAGTGTTTACTTTTCTCAATACCTTTTGAAAGTCCCTCCATAAAGTCAGGCATCCAACTTTCATAGTCTGTAAGTGGGCCTTGATCTGGTACACTAAAATGTAAAAAGCTTCTTATGTCTTGTGCAATTCCATTTACTGCATCTCCAACCGCACTTGCTGCACTTTTAATACCATCAACTAGTCCTTGTACAAAATCCTTCCCCCAAGTAACAGCTTCTCCAGGCAAATCAGTTATAAATTTTATTGCACTACTAAATCCAGTTGATATATAGCTACCTAAAGTATCTAAAATAGATCCAATACCATTCTTTAGATTAGTAAACATATTGACTCCCAAAGTGTATAATGTACCTGGCAAATTTTGAAAGAAAGATGTAACTCCATTCCATATAGCTATTACTCCTGTGCTTATTCCTTCACAAAGAGATACAATTATATTTTTAAATCCTTCCCATGCTCCTTGCGCAACTGTTGTAATACTAGTCCATAGTCCAGTAAAAAAAGTTGAAAGCGCATTCCAAATAGTTGTTGCAATATTTATAATACTATCCCATTCTAATTTTAAAAATCCTGATATTGCAGTAACTACACCAGTAAATATCAATTTTATTCCATCCCATATCTGCGCAAATGCAGTTTGAAGTGCTGTAAATATACTTTGTGCATCTGTACTTAGCTTAGTAAAATTACCTGTTACTAAATCTATAATTAATAATATTGCACCTAGAAATATTGTTTTTATTGCATCCCATATACCTGTAAAATATAACTTTATGCCATCAAATATAGCTGTTAATCCAGGCGTAATGCTATTAAATATATTAGTAATCCCATTTACGAATGGAGTCACTATTGCCATTACAGCTGAAACTATTCCTTTCCATACTGTTGAGAAAAAATTCTTTATGCCATTCCATACACTTTCTGTTGTTGTTTTTATACTTGTCCATAAGCTATTTATAAAGTTTCTAAATCCATCGCAATTATCATACAGTAGCTTAAATGCTCCTGCAAAAGGATTTACAATAAATAATAATAGTCCTTGCCAGTTACTTTTAACAAAATTTATAGTAGCATTAAAGGCACCAGGTATGGTAACTGTAAAAAATTCTACGAGTCCATCTACTACTACTTTAGTTAATTCTTTTATTCCATTCCATAGATTAATCCAAAATGTTCTAAAACTCTCACAGTTATTCCATAAATATATAAATCCTGCTACTAAAGCAGCTATTATTGCAATAGTAATTCCAATTGGGCCTGTTATAAATGTAAATACACCCGCCAATGCTGTCATGGCTGGGGTTGCTACTACTGTTGCTCCTGTTAATATCCCTATTGCCCCACTAATTACAGTATAGGCTCCAACAACAGCACCTACTCCTGCTACTATACTGCCTATTGCACTTATTAAAGTGCCTATAAGTATAATAGCAGGACCTAGTATGGCAATAATTAATCCTATAACTACTATATTTTGGCGTGTACCTTCACTTAAACTATTAAGATAAGTTGTTACATTCTTTATTTTATCGGTTATTGAAGTTATAATTGGTACCACTGTTTGAACAATTGTATCTCCAAATTCTGCTGCAGCTATTTGTGCTGCGTGTGTAGTTTTTGTAATAACTCCAGTACCATCTGCCATTTCAGCTGTAGTATTAGTTACAGCTCCTGAAGATTTTTTTAAAGCTTCAACATAATCTTGAACTTCAAATCTTCCACCTTTAATAGCATCTGCTAAATCCGGGCCTGCTTTTTGTCCAAATACATCTATTGCCATAGATGTTGCACTTGCAATATCCGGACATTTCTTTATTTCTTCAAGTGTTTTTGCAAATTCTTGCGAACTATCTTTACCCTGAGATCCCCAATTACTTATAGCTTTTTTCATACCTGCGAATGCTATTTCTGTATTTACTCCAGCTTTTTCCCATCCTGCAAACATTGCTATACTTGTTTCTGTATCAATTCCAAGTGCACGCATAGGTGCCCCATACTTAGCAAGATTAGTAGTAAGACTTTCCATTCCAATTCCACTTTTTTGTGCTGCTACAGTAAGCATATCAAGCACTCTGCTATAGTCTTCTGATTTTATACCAGCATCACCCATAGCTCTACTTACAAGTTCTACAGATGTTTTAGCATCCATATTATTTATTTTTGCAAATTTTATAAATTGTTGTGTACAATCTTCTGCTGCTTTACCAGTAAAGTTAAATCTTGTGCTTACCGCTCCAAGAGCTTGACCTATTGTCGCAAAATCTGCTGTGGAATTTCTCCCAATATTTTTATAACTTACTTCTAATTCTTTCGCTGATTCACCAGTTGCACCAGTTGCTTTAATAACTTCATCCATTCCAACCTTTACGCTCTTATAACTTGCTACCGCGGTTGCTCCTAATCCAGATACTACAGCAGATGCAATACTTACCTTTTTACCTACATCCGTTACACCCTCACCGACTTTTGTTATACTATTACCGGCACTAACTAAAGATCGTGATGCTGCTGTTCCAACTCTAGTATACTGAGTTTCTAAAGTTTTAAGTTGATTTTCTGTATTAATTACTTCTCTTTGTAACGCCCTAAACTGTTCTTCTCCAATTTTACCTTGAGCAAATTGCTGTTCTGCTTGTTTTTCAGCTTCTTTTAAAGTACCTAGTTTATCTTTTGTATTTGTTATACTTTTAGCAAGTAAGTCTTGCTTTTGTTGCAGAAGAACAGTATTGGTAGGGTCTAGTTTTAATTGCTTATTAACTTCTTTAAGTTCACTTTGTAAACTTCTGCTAGTTGTATTAATACCTTTTAAAGCTTTATCTAAAGGGCCTGTATCACCATTTATTTCTACTGTAATACCTTTTATATTATTTGCCATCATTTACCTCCCTTCTAAAAAAGAGTAAAATAAAAGAACTACTTCTCTGTAGTTCCAACTTTCTCCCTCAATGATTTTCTATCCGGTTCAGTTTGATCCATACGCCAACAATTTTCGAGATACTCATTGCCCTCTGTTGTCTGCATATAGTTATAAATCACTGCATCTCTTAGTAATAGCCAATACTCAAACACATCCATATTATTTAATGTTTTAAAATCATATCCTGAATATTTACAAATAATCTTTTCTTCTAATGTATTGACTTTAAAATGCCCCTTATCTTCATTACCATCATTATAATAAGGGATTTTTAGTTTGGGGAATTCTTTTCCTTACTAAGCCACTCAAAATATGCAGTAAGAATTTCATTCATTTGATCAAGATCTAATTCGTCAATTGTTTCCTCAGTTACTTTATGCTTTGACTTATTTTTATTTAAAATCATTCCTATAGCTTTTGATAAACCATCTATTGCATCCTCATCCCCCGACTTTGACAGTGATGTTATTTTCTTTAATGCCTTAAGTTTAGGTGGTTCAACTTCAAGTACCAATTCACCTATTTTAATAGTAAAATATCTTTTACTCACTATATTTATATCAAACATTTATTATCCTCCTCTTAAAGCGGCTATTTAGCCGCTTATTAATTTATACTTTTGCTACAATAGTTGTTTTACCAAATTTTATAGCTTTAAATGTATTATCAATTTCAATAATTTCTATTTCATTTCCTGTAATTGCTGATATATCGGCAATACCATTCCAGGTAGTATATCCTGCTGCAACATTACATATGTCATTAAGCGATGGTAATACAACAGTATTACCTGTCTTATACATATAGCTATTACCATTATCAATAGTTGGTGCTACTGTAATCTTACTATCACCGCTTAATGTTCCAGCAATTGATGTCACTGTTAAAGCGTCAATTACTGGTATATCCTCTTCGAAAATAATTTTTGTTCCTATTTTATCTAGTGGAGCTGCTTTAAATTCTGCGTCTATCACAGTTTCCTTTGATTTCTCAAATTTGAATGAAAATCCCGCTTGATTACTACCAACTATTGTTATTCTTATATCTCCATCTAATTCGTCTTCATGAACAAATCTTATTACATATTGTTTACCATCCTGGTTATTTAATCCACCAATTTTTACTATTCTTTTCCCAGATGATTCAGTAACTCTTGCAGTATTGCAGATTCTTTTAAGTGTGTTTCCATTCCACGTTAATACTCCACTTTTAAGTGTTACTTCTTCTTCGGTTAAGTATGTCCTTGAAACCAAACCCAAATCATCTTCTACATCATAGAATTTTGGTTTATAAGTCAATGTTGCTCCACCACTTATTAATCCTAAAAGATTTTCTTCTTTTTCAATCAAACTATTTTCTGGAATAATATCTGTAAATTCAATCGTGTACAATTTTCCACTACCTAAAACAATTTTTTCTCCTTCTGTTGACATCTAATTACCTCCTCAAAATTTTTCTATTAAATTAAAATCGTATGTGGCTTCAAACATCTTTTCAGTGTCTATCCACATACGATCTCTTTTATAATTTATTGCTTTTTTATTTAATAAATCTTCTATTAATTTTTCTGAAACATGGTCTATTTTAATAGAATACAGTTCAATATTTATACTTCTATCTGATATACAATTCTTATTATCAGCACCACCTACCTCTTGATTATCCGTAAATATAATATACGGAAGTGGTGGAGGTTTTAAAAATCGTTCTTCTGATACTTTTAATCCTGTAGCTTCCAGCCATGATTTAATGTCCAGCATTTTCAATTGCCTCCTTTGCTAATTCTTCCATACGTTTTTGCGCAAGCTCCTCACCGAATGCAATGTGTGGATAGGCTTTTGTCCTTCCACCACCTTTTATAGCATGGCCTTTTTCCAATAGATGAGTAAGCCTATATTGGTTACCTGATACATACCAAGTATTCCTTTTATTAAATTTATCTTCATAAGATTTCTTTATTTTAAAAGCCTTCACATACTTTCCTGTAGGTTCCTTGAACGTAATATGTGCCTTTATTTCGTCATCACACTCTTTCGCAACAACATCAACTGCCTTTTTAATACCTTCTGTCACCACTTCACTATAATTTGTCAGCTCCTTTACTATTTCACTGGCCAAATCATCAATACTTATCATAGTCATTACCTCGCTTTATCCAGAGTTAAATCAATACATTGTGGATTGGTATCATAAATTTCTTGTACCATCTTAACTTCATATTTTGTAGTACCAATTTTAACAAAATCATAATTATCTATGCCAGCTAATTGTGGTATTCTTATAACTCTATTAATATCAACCTGTCTTGCTGCAGCTTCAAAATATCTTTTAAACCCTAAAACACGTTTACTAAATCCTAAGTTATTATATTTATTGATTGG